GGAGGTGCCCGAGGCAGACGCCGAGCGCTGTTTGGCGTGGATGCGCGAGGTGATGACCACGCAGCCCGACTGGGCGGATGGGCTGCCGTTAGCCGTAGGCGCGAAAGTAATGACGCGCTACGGCAAGTAGGTCAACAAGGCCATCAAGGCCGATAGGCCAAAAAAAAATCCCGGCGGGTAAGGCCGGGATTCAAGACAAACAAACAGGAGGAAACGACATGAGCGATATTACCCGCTTCTTAGAGTTTTACGCAAGCCTTGCAGTTGACGGCGAGACGCCCCTAATCGTCCGCCAGAAGCCGTTGCGCCCGCTGGCGTACCACGCCGACGGCAACCCGAAATGCACCTATATCGCCATGCTACCCGGCGCCCGCATCGACCCCAGCTGGAGCGTGTACGGCAACACCGGCAGTTTCATCGTTGACCGCTTCCCTGATGGTCGCCCGGTGGCGCAGGCGCGGTGCGTGGACTACCCGCTAGTCCTCATGATGGACGACCTCGGCACCAAGGCGCCGATGCCGACTTTGCCGCCCACTTGGCTCATCGAGTCGTCACCTGGCTCTTATCAAGCCGGCTACGCTTTCGGCATCGATGACGTGCCGACCAAAGCGCAGTTCATTGCCTTGGTCCGCGCGCTCGCCGATAAGGGGCTGACCGACCCCGGCGCCAGCGGTGTGGTCCGAAACTTCCGCTTGCCGGGTTCGATTAATCTGAAGCAGGGCCGGAACAACTTCGCTGCGCGGTTGGTCGAACTGCACCCGGAACGGCAGTTCACCTACCTTGAGTTATGCGAGGCGTATGGCGTCACCCCGACGGCTGGCGACACCGACGAGCGCGGCTGGTCGCCGATTGCGGTGCTGAACGATGACGGCAACGACGACGTCTGGCGTTGGCTGGCCGATAACGGGCTGGTGTTGTCACGACCGAACAGCGAGGGCTGGGCCGGTGTCGTCTGCCCAAACAATGAGCAGCACACCGATGGCAACGTCGAGGGCCGTTATAACCCGTCCAAGCGCGCCTACTGCTGTTTGCACGGGCACTGCGTGGACCTCGACTCGCGGACGTTTCTCGCATGGGTCGCCGAGCAGGGCGGGCCCGAACGCGAGCCGGGCCTGCGGGACGAACTGCTGGCGTTGACGATGTCGGCTGCGCTGTCGAAACTGCCGACCGATAACGAGCAGGCCGAAGCCGCGCAGGCCGCGCTGGCCGAGGTGCGCCGAAAGGAGCATGGGCGGATTGAGCGGGACGACCTCCACCGGCACTGGGCTTACGTTGTGGCCGATGACGGGTACTTCAACCTAGACGACCGTACCGAGGTTTCGCGGGTGGCTTTCAATGCTCTGTACGCCGGGCTGTCCTGCCGGAGCCGCCACGGCAAGAATCCAGTAGTGTCAGCGTCGAAGTGGTTTGACGAGTGGCGCCATGAGCGGGGCGGGCGAGCGCTGGCCGGTATCACTTACGCGCCTGGGGCGTCGGTGCTGGTCGAGCGCGATGGTGATGTGCTGGGCAACCGATGGCAGGACGCACGGCCCGCGCGCCCGCAGGGTCACGACGTGAGCCTGTGGCTGGAGCATCTGGCGGCGGTGTTGCCCGTAGTCGCCGAGCGTGAACTGCTGCTGGACGTGTTGGCGTTCAAGCTCCAGCAACCTAGCGTCAAAGTGAACTGGGGCATCCTGTTGTCGGGCGTCGCGGGCTGCGGTAAGGATACGCTGTTGGCGCCAGCCATACGGGCTATCTGTGGGCCGTTCCAGCGCAATAGGGGCCTGATTGACTCCGACCAAGTAGGAAGCCAGTGGGGCTACCATCTGGAGTGCGAGGTGTTGATCCTCAATGAATTGAAAGACACCGACGGCGCCGCCCGGCGCGCGATGGCGAATAAGCTGAAGCCGCTGCTGGCGGCGCCGCCCGAATACCTGAGCGTGAACCGAAAGGGCTTGAAGCCGTACGATGCGCTCAACCGAATGCTAGTTATCGCGTTCAGTAACGAAACGGTGCCGCTGGTTATTGACTCGACCGATAGGCGCTGGTTCGCCTTACGTTCGACGGCCAAGCGCATGGATGCCGCCGACGCCGCGCGGCTGTGGGGCTGGTATGCGGCGGGCGGGTTCGATGCGGTAGCCGAACTGCTGTGGTCGCGCGACGTGTCGCAGTTCAACCCCGGCGCTGCACCGATACGAACGCAGTTCTGGTACTCGTTAGTGAGTGACGGGCGCTCGCCTGCCGAAGAATTGTTGATCGATATGATTGAATCGCAGACCGGCGAGTTCGCTCGCGGGGTCATTGCAGGGCCGTTCAGCGCGCTCTGTATGCGGATTCAGACTGCGACACCTGGCGGCTAGCGGATACCGAAAGCGGCGTTGCTACACGCTTTAGCCGAAGCTGGCTGGCTGGACGTCGGGCAGATATCGTCGCGCGAATACCCGACGCGCAAGCAGGTCTATTGCGCGCCGGCGTTTGAACACTACAGCAAGTCTGATTTGCGCCGAATGGTCGAGGATAAGGGTGAGCCTGCATCACCCTTAGCGGCGCTGCGGGCGGTGCAATAAGGGCAAAAAAAAGGGCCGCGCGATGCGGCCCTGAACATGTTGGCCTCCTTAAACTAGACGATTCGCACGGTCGGGAAGATTGGGGGCACCGAGTGCCAGTTATCAAAAAGCTTTTCGCAGCGGCCCAGAGCCCAGCTCATAGTCTGGCTCCACTCGTCGCTGCCGTTTTCGGCAGTCTCTTCACCGGCGTTCAACCGCTCCCAGTGGTCGAGATAGGCATCGGCCACCTTGATGCTCCCTTCGTAGTGGTCAAGTAACGCGTCTTGTATCGTCGCAATGACCGCGTCGCGGTCGCGCTCAGATAAACCATCGTTTTTGACGCGGTCTAGTTCAATGATGAATTTCATGTTGGTTTCCTCGTTGATTGTCAGATGCAGCAGGCCTGCAAAAATTCTCGTGCGGTTAGTATCACCAGGGCGAGCGTGAGCGCGCCGCCCAGAATAGTGGCGCGCCTATCCGCGCGCTCTAGCGCGCGATGGTAGGCTTGCCGGTCTTCGGCCAAGGTAGTGCGGCGCTGGCTCATGTAGGCTCGCTCGCTAGCCAGTCTTGCCATTCGTGCGACTCCATGCCATCGGTTTCGGCTAGCCATTGCGCAGCTAGCTGCGAGCCTGCCAGCGCTAGCGCGCGCAAATCGTAACTGGCGGTTTCGCGCGATGAATCGAGAACATCGGCGCAATGCGCGTCCAAGTTAGCGACCGCATCGCGCACTACGGTTTCCCATCGCCCAGTGTTAGGCGCGCCATTGATAATGCGGGCCGTGACCATGGCGGGCATGTCCAGCGAATATAGTGCGGATCGAATCAATGCGCCGCGCGCGTAGCGACGCGCGTAGGCGGTTGTAGAGTGCCGAGTTTCAAGCCATAGGCGCATTTGAGGGCAGTAGATGCTAGTGCGGCGCCCGTCGCGCATTACGCGCGAGCGGGCGGTTTCTAGGGCCTTAGTAAGTGTCATGGTGTCGTTACCTCATTTGTGAGTTGCGAGCGCTAGCCAGACTAGCGCCGCCACTAGAATTAAATGAATCATGCGGCGCCATCCGGCACCCAGATTTGCACCCAACTGCAAGTGCCGTGCAGGCCGGTCAACTCGCAGCGCTTGTAATCGGTGTCCGGTGTCCAATCAACCGTTAACGGTTGACCGGGCGCGTCAGACTGTAGCGAGCGCATCCAACGGTCGTATGCGCGCTGTTCCTTTTCGCTGAGCTGGCTATTGTCGCCATTGACTGCATAGGGGCCGTAAAACTCGCCTATCCAAGCGCTTTCAATCAATTTTAGATTCATCTGTCGTAGTCCTCTTTTTTTGGGTTTAGTCGATGCCTGGCATGCAACGCATACCGCAATGCCGGCGCGATAGGCGCCGGCATTACGCTAGGCGCTAGCGAGTCCAGTCGGGGCGACAGTAAGGCAAATTATCCGCGACTATCGGCATGATAACGCCTAGCGCGTTGTCAACGCCTAGCGCGACCGGCGCGCCGTCCTTGCCGCCGTTGTGGTGCACGCGCGCGCTGGTACGTTTGCCGCTCAAGTGTTCGGCGATGGTGCCAAAGTCGCCAATAAATTGCGGGTCGTAGTGCGCCCAGTCGCCGCTCGCGGCCATCGGCACTACGCGGCGCCAATCGGGGTAGGTCGCATCGACGGTAGGCGCCGCCAGATCCGGGCCGTTAAGCGTGACCAGGCGCGCGCGGGCGTTTGTGTCGCCGCTGAACTGATCTAACGACAAGAACAGCGCGCCGCCCTTTTTAACCTTCGCACTGGCCAATAAGTCACGCGGAATAATCCAGCGCCCGTCACGCACGTTGTCGCCCTCCATGCGCGTATCGGGGCGCAGGATAAGCATACGGTGACCGTCAGTCGATACAAGAATAGCCCGGTCGTCTTTAACCTCTAGCAGCACGCCGCACAGGTAATACCGCGATTCGGTTTTAGGCGCGATAACTAGCAGCGCCTTCACCTGTTCAATTGTCAGTTGGAGTTCCATAGTGTCGTTTCCTTTTTTTGGGTTTAATCGGTATCGAATCGATACCGCAATGCCGGGCGCAATCGCCCAGCATTACGCTAGCGACTATTCCTAGTGCCCCCAAGCCCAAGGTTGCAATTGCAGTGCGAAGTCCGCCGCAAGGTACGCGGCGAACCGCGCCGGGGTAACCGCCTCAAGGGTAGCGAAGTAGCGCCCGTCGTCTGCAAGGTACGCGGCGAACGTAGGGATCCCGTTAACGTAGTTCGACGGTTCGCCGCTCATAAAAGCAACAATCCCGCCCGCCGGGGCGCGTGCCGCAAAAGACGGGGGCAATTGCCCCAAAGCGTCAAAGTAGCTTTCGGGGGTGCATTCAATTAGTTCTAACATAGTGTCAATTCTCCGGGTTGTGGCGCCCCGCGCGGGGCGCCGGATTGTTATTTGTAGTTCAGCGCGGGGTTATAAGTTTCAATCCACGCATCGAAACCGCAATCGGTCATTAAACGCACGGTTTCGCGAGCGGCATCGAGTGACGTAACGAAAAACGGCGTAGGGGCGCCGTCTTCAATCTGGCAAAAGATAACGTGTGTCGGTTTCATCGGAGTCAATTCTCCGTCAGTTAGTGCCGGCGCCTAGCGCGCCGGCGTTGTGGGGTTATCGCGCGTTAGGCGCTGCGCGCTTGATTAAGTAATCGCGCGAGATACTCGCGCGATGGCTCCACAGCTGGCGCGACGCGCGAACGGGCAGTCCATGTAGTGCCGGTCCAAACATCGACGTCGCACAGCGAAAAGTCGCTGTGGCGGTCCCATAGCGCCGCATGGACGGTGCGCGCGTTCGTACCGCAAGCGCGCGCCAGTTCGCTAATTAACATTGGCTTGTAATGCGCCAGGTAATGCGCCAGCGCTGTATCGCATATCAAGTTAGCTTTCATCGGTCACTCCGGATTGATTAAACAAACAGCGAGCACGTCACGCCGTGCTCAGTCAGCTTGGCGCGGAACGCACGTTCCATCGCACGCCATGCGTTGTCGTATCGGCCATCGCCATGCAGCGCGCCAAACACTTCAAACAGCGTATCGCCCGCGTTTTCCCAGCCGCTGCACAACGCATCATCCAGCGACGTGTAAACGCTTTGTTGGTCGATGGCGGTATCAACTGATACACGGCCAAAAGATGCCGCTTCAGCGGCGATGGTGTCGTTGTCCATGTAGCGCTCAAGCTTCAGCATCAAATCGTCTAAATCATCGATCACGCCGTCGTACACGCAATCGCCAAAGCTAAAGCCGCGCGTAGCGTAGAGCCTAGAAACCGCATCGAATGCTGCGTTGCGCTCAACTTGCGTGTGTAGCGGCGCGCGCAGCTGCTGCAGTTGCTGCACGGCGTGCCAGGCGAGCGCGTGGTTAGAGCGCTTCGCTATATATGTAGCGTCGGTGATGATTCGTTCAATGTTGGTGTCTTTCGGGATATCCATAACTGTATGTTTCCTATCGTTTTTGGCTTGTTTGTCGGTAGCGCGTGACTGCGCCCTCGCTTGCGCGAAGCGCAAGTGTATGCCCGCGCGCGCGGCTGTCAAGCTTTTTTTTACGCTCGCTTGTAGAGCTGGCTGAAAAACGGGCAAAAAAAGCCGCGTTTTACGCTTGCAAGTTATTGATTACGCTCACTATTGTGCCGGGTGTCGGTAGTCTTTTTTGGTAGACTTGCCTACATTTTTGCTAACACGTTCGCGGCGGTTTTCGCGGTTGTGCTGCGGTTCGGCGCGCGGGCGTTTCGGAGAGTGTTTCGGCGTGGTTTGCGGCGTTCGTTCGCTTGTTTGTTGCGCTAGGGCAGTGACTACGCGACGGTGCGGTACTACTTTGATTTGCTTATGTTTTTTGTCTTTTGTCTGTTAGATATATATTTATTAATGACTGATGTTCGATCTTAGATAGGTTAGTGATCACTAACATTGGCGTAAACAGCGTGAGCGAAAAAAAAGGCCCTCCAGACTTGCTGATCTTACCTACACAGCCCGGCACGACACGCTCGCGCTGCCAGCCCGCGCTCGCAGCACCAAGCATCGAGCGGCGACCGTCACCGCTCGCCGTCACCCTGGCACCCCGCGCTGTCACCCGCCTGCCCTTCACCGCCACCGCCTGCCCGTCACCGCCCGGCTGCCCGTCACCACCCGGCTGCCCGTCACCGCCTGCCCGTCACCGCCACCGCCTGCCCGTCACCGCCACCGGCTGCCCGTCAGCCCGTCACCGCCTGCCCGCCTGCCCGCCTGCCCGTCACCGCCTACAATGCGCCACAAGGCACGCAACGCCACAGTGCTAGGTATCTAGCACTCTACCCCGTAGCACGCGCCACAGGCCTTCACCGTGCGTGCTAGGGCTATGCGAGCGCGCTAGCGACGGGCGCGCGGCTGTGCGCGGAGCGTGCGCGACCCACCTCCCCCAAGGGCCCTAGCCAGCCGGTCACAGTTACAGTAGGTGCCACACAAAATTTTTTTTTTGCACACAGCCATCTCTTAACAGTTGACACCAAAAAAAATTTGCTGTAGAACTGCTGGCAGTTCTACAGCAACACACCCCTTGCAAAAGACCCCGTTACGGCAGTAGGCTACCCAGCATGACTATTCGTGCGTTACCGCTGACAATTCGCGACATCACCGCAACCGAGCGCAACCTGGAGGCGCTGTACGCTGCCGCGCACAAAGGGCTCAAAGGTGACTCGCTGGCGCTGGCCGCTGGGCTGTTGCCTGCGGAATACCGGCGGCTGGCGTCAGCGGACCCGCTGGTAGAGTTGGCCGTAGCCAAAGGCAAAGCCGACGCCGAGCGTCAACTTTCTGACGTTCTGCACACTGCGGCGCTGGCAGGCGATACCAAGGTGGCGCTGGAAATTCTTAAACATAAGCACGACTGGGTCGCGAAGTCGCACGTCCAAGTGGAAGTCGCCCAGCAAATCTCTATCACCGACGCGCTGGCGCAGGCGCAGGCGCGCGTCATCGACGGCGAAGCGAGGGTCATTAGCTAGTGCAAAAGCCCATCTATAGCGCCGACGAAGAGCAGACGCTGATGACCCGGCTGTGGTCGCCGGCGGTTGCCGACGACCCCGAAGCGTTCGTGCTGTTTGCGTTTCCGTGGGGGCAGCCCAACACGCCGTTGGCGCACTTCAAAGGTCCGCGACAGTGGCAACGCGACACGCTCCGACAGATAAAGGACCACATCAAGCGCAACCGGGGCCAGCCGACGATGGACACGCTGCGGGCTGCGGTGGCGTCTGGGCGCGGGATAGGTAAGTCGGCCTTGGTCAGTTGGCTCATCCTGTGGATGCTGAGCACCCGGATAGGGTCTAGCGTGGTAGTAAGCGCTAACTCCGAGGCGCAGCTAAGGTCGGTCACTTGGGGCGAACTGTCTAAATGGGCGGCGATGCTCATCAACGCCCACTGGTGGGAGGTGAGCGCCACCAAGCTGGTGCCGGCGACGTGGCTAACAGACATCGTGGAACGCGACCTCAAAAAGGGCACGCGCTACTGGGCCGCAGAAGGGAAGCTGTGGAGTGAGGAGAACCCTGACTCCTACGCGGGCGTACACAACCACGATGGCATGATGCTGATATTCGACGAGGCGTCAGGCATACCTGACGGCATCTGGTCGGTAGGGTCGGGGTTCTTCACCGAGAACATCTTGGACCGCTACTGGATGGCGTTCAGTAACCCGCGCCGCAACAGTGGGTACTTCTTCGAGTGCTTCAACGCCAAGCGGGACTTCTGGCAGACCAAACAGGTAGACGCCCGCACGGTCGAGGACACCGATAAGCAGGTGTACGAGCAGATTATCGCCGAGTATGGGTCGGACTCGCCCCAGGCGCGCATAGAAGTCTATGGTGAGTTTCCGAGCGAGGGCGACGACCAGTTCATTCCGCCGCAGCTGGTGGACGATGCGATGGCGCGGCCACGCTATAAAGACGAGACGGCGCCGGTCATCTTAGGCATCGACCCGGCGCGCGGCGGGGCGGACTCGACGGTCATCGTGGTGCGGCAGGGGCGCGACATTAAGGCCATCAAGCGCTACAACGGCGAGGACACGATGGCGATAGTGGGGCGCGTGATAGACGCCATTGAGGAGTTCAAGCCGGTGCTGGCGGTCATCGACGAAGGGGGCTTGGGGTACGGCATCATGGACCGGCTGCATGAGCAGCGGTACAAGGTGGTGAAGGGCGTCAACTTCGGCTGGAAGGCGAAGAACGGCATCATGTACTACAACAAGCGGGCGGAACTGTGGGGGGCTATGAAAGACTGGTTGAAGTCTGCTAGCATCCCCGACGACCGGCGGTTCAAGTCCGACTTGACCGGCGTGATGATTAAGCCGACGTCCAGTGGAGTCATCCAGCTGGAGTCGAAGAAGGACATGAAGGCGCGGGGCCTGGCATCGCCAGACGCTGCGGATGCGTTGGCGGTGACGTTTGCCTTTCCGGTAGCGCACCGGGAGTATGTTGAGAAACCCCGACGTTACGCCACGCAAAGCAATGGCGGCGTCATCACAAGTTGGATGGGAGCGTAGGAAATGAGCGTAAATACCAAACCAATCGGCGTCGCGTATGAGGACCAGAACATCATTGGTGCCGAGCGCATCCTGTCCGACCGCGAGCTGGGCTACACCACCGACGCGCAGGGCACCGTGACGCAGGCGACCAGCAAGTCCACCGCCGTGACTTTGAACAAGTCGGCGGGGCGCATCACGCTGAACGCGGCGTCGCTGGGGGCGACGACCAACGTGTCGTTCACGTTCAACAACAGCTTCATCAGCACCAACGACGTGCTGATTTTGAACGTCGCGGCGGGCGCTACTGCGGCGTCTTACAACCTGTGGGTTGATTCGCTTAACGCTGGTTCGGCTAGCATTACGCTGCGTAACACCACTGCCGGTGCGCTGGCGGAAGCGGTGGTCATTAACTTTGCGTTGATTCACAACGTCTAATGGGTAAGTCAGTATCGCTTAGCGTAGGCCGAGGCGAGAAATTGCCGGCTAGCAAAGGCGCCGGACTGACGGCCAAAGGGCGGGAGAAGTACAACCGCGAAACCGGCAGCAACTTGAAGGCGCCAGCGCCGAGTCCTAAGACGGAAGCGGACAAAGGGCGCAAAGCGTCCTTCTGCGCGCGGATGGGTGCGGTAGCGGCCAAGGCCAAAGATGGCGAACGCGCCAAAGCGTCTCTTAAAAGGTGGAAATGCCCATGAGCAAAGCTGGACTCTACGCGAACATCAACGCCAAACGTGACCGCATCAAAGCCGGCAGCGGCGAAAAGATGCGTAAGCCTGGGGCTGAAGGGGCGCCGACCGCCAAGGCGTTCAAGCAGTCGGCCAAGACCGCAAAAAAGAAATAATATGGCTGACTACAACGCCGTAGAAGCGGTAGCTAATGGGGGCTCGCGGTCCGATAAGGACAGCGCCAATGTATTAGCGACGGCTCGTCATCGCATGACGATGGCGGTAGCGGCGTACTCCGAGTCACGCGAAGATGAGCTAGACGACCTGCGTTTTGCCGCCGGTTCGCCAGACAATCACTGGCAATGGCCGGCAGACGTACTGGCAACCCGAGGGTCGGTTCAAGGGCAGACCATCAATGCGCGCCCCTGTCTGACCATTAACAAGCTGCCGCAGCATGTAAAGCAGGTCACTAACGACCAAAGGCAGAACCGGCCCTCGGGAAAGGTCATCCCCGCCGACGACAAAGCGGACGTCGAGGTCGCGGAGATATTCGACGGCATTGTCCGTCATATTGAGTACATCAGCGACGCCGACGTGGCTTACGACACCGCGTGCGAAAACCAGGTGACGTATGGCGAGGGCTACATCCGCCTTTTGACCGAGTATTGCGACGACGATACGTTTGACCAAGACATTAAAATTGGGCGCATTCGTAATTCGTTCTCGGTGTACATGGACCCGACCATCCAAGACCCCTGCGGGGCGGATGCGGAATGGTGTTTCATCACCGAAGACCTGTTGCGCGACGAATATGAACGTCAATTTCCTGACGCGCAGCCGCTGTCGAGCCTAGAACAGCAAGGCGTTGGCGACCAGTCCTTGTCGCAATGGATTA